GGAATATATATATATATACCCCATATATAACTCCATACCCCCCTCTTCATCTAATAAATTATATATAAAATATAATTTCTAATAATATTAATCTCTCTTCATCCGCGTCCCGACAGAAAGGACCGAAAGAGATCTTAACTAAAGGAGTATAAAAATGGAAACATGTGAATCAGCGGTAATTAATAACATCGAGTATGCGGTGGAGTTAACTGGTCTACTAAACGAAGGTGCGGCTAATAACGATGGTACCTGGTCAAGTGGTACGGCTAACTGGAAGTTTAAACACAGTAAGGTGTTTGTGGTCAAGGACTGTAAGACAGCTCAGGAGGCTGTGGCGTTTGTGGTGGCTCTTGGACTGGAGAACGATACGGTTCTTAAGGAGTGGCCATGCAAGGTTATGGCTAAAGACACGTGGGCTCAGGAGGTAGGAGCTGACGTGGAGAGAGCTAGGTACGTCTCGCCTAAGGACGTCAAGGCTGCTAAGGCTGAGATGAAGGCCAAGACAGCTAAGTTTGGAATTTAGAAAGGAGTACAATATGATAAATGGTGAAGACATCTTCGGAGTTACTTGCATATTTGCTGGTATCATCATTCTACTTATGATAACTTAACTACAAAGAAAGGAGGTAATCATGGTGGATATATTAATAATACATGGTGCCATGGCGGTTGGCTGTGGCATCGTGGTACTATATTGTTACTGGCTATCAGGCGGGTTTAAGTGATAGCTGGTTACAAGTCTCTGTGGCAATTCGGCCACTAACACTAAGGAGGTGTGATATGGAGACATTTTGGACGGAGAGGATGATTGCCTCTCAGGTCGTTCGTAAACTTATGTTTAAGAACGGCAAGCTACGCTCTGTTAAGGAGGTAGAAGAAGCCTTGGTGGTAAGGTATGGTCCTCAGTCGGATCCTACGTCTATCAAGGCTTACGTCGAGGAGGAGTATAGTGGTTGGATTAACCACTTCCAGATGATGGAAGGATACTCTAAAGATCCTAACTGGTCTAGTAGGTTAGGGTTTAAGTTTGGGCGTAAGGAGTTTAAGCAGCTCTGCCCAGACTACGACGGTGTGGCTAGGTTAATTGATGATTGGTTTACTAATATCAGTTAACGGTTGGCAGAAGGGAGAGGCCATAAAGGCCTCTCTCTAATACATATAACTAGAACACTTTGTACTAGTCAGCGAATGAGGTAAATCCCTTATTAACTCGCTATGCGAAGAAAAAGCTAGTTATATGTGCACAACGTAATTACAAAGGAGGTAAATATGAGTAATTACAAATACAAGGTCCCGTCCCAAGTGGATAAGGAGACATTCGACTACTTGCTATGCGAGGCAGACGGAGCTGGAGAAATCCCTCGGTTTGTTAAGGCATACAAGGAGGCCAGAAAAGGTGGTCAGTCTATAGCTATGGCTATGGTTGAGGCCAACGGAGTATGGGAAGAATACATATGGAACCTTCACGCTAGGTAAGGTTTGGAAAGGAGGCTCTCAAGGGAGCCTTCTTTTTTAGCCTGACCGAAGTTGGTATACCGACCGACTAATTATATGGGTATATAACCGACTGGGCGGCCTGTAAAATCCGGAAGATTGCGATTAAAAGTCTACTGTCCCCTATTAGAGAAGGGGTAAAAGGGGCCGGTAACACCTATATACTTACTAAAGGTATGTTAATTGGGTGATATTCATGGTAGTCGTGGGTCTCTCAATGACCACCTGCCTAAACGTATAAGGATGCCAGACAAGCTGGCATTTCTAATAATATATTGTTAAACAAGGAGTTGTTATGACACATCAAGAAATCTTTGACTATGCGCTTGCAGTGTATAATGTAGCGCTAGGTGTCGATGAGATTATTCATATCGTTTCTAATAATCTAAATGTCGATCACTTTGTAAGTAACCAGTATCCTAGTTAACTCTTGTGGCGCGAGACAAGCTCGCGTTGCTAATACTATTTATTTTAACCAACTATAAAGGAGTCACATCGTGAGTACTTATCCTCGTTCTATAATCATAAAAGATCTTACAGCTAAGTTTTGTCGTATCTCAGGTACTGACGCACCAGTAAACCCATTCGGTTCTAAGCAATGGGAAATGGTGATACAGACATCTGATGCGGACAAAGCCCAAGAGCTAAGAGATTACGGTCTTAATGTCAAGCAAGATAAAGATGACGACAAGACCTTTAATGTTAACCTCAAGCGCAAAGGTATAAAAGCCGACGGCAACCCTAACGCTCCAGTGAAAATCGTAGATTCTAAGCTTCAGAGTCATGATGGCAGCAACATTGGCAACGGATCCAAAGTTAATGTCAACTTATGGCAGTATGAATACGAAGCACCAGGTCGTAAAGGTGTAGCCACTTCGCTCACTGCAGTTCAAGTTGTAGACCTCGTAGAGTATACGCCTACTGCTGGATTCGAAGTTGTCGGTGATGCACCTGCAGTCGCTGAATCTAAAGCTGAAGAGCAGTTGCCCTTCTAATGTCTGTCTCATTCTTTATAGTCCTTGGGGTCGTAATTTTCGGCCTCATTGTGCTTTCAGAAAGACATTAATGTTTACCATATCAATCCTCCTTCTTCTGACCTTGCTGGTTCTTGTTGGCGTACGTTTGTACTAGTCAACGAGGGCCACAGGGGCAGAAGGTTTTTTAAATAACCGACAAACCAAATCATTGCGCCACAGGAGTTCCCAATGAATAACCTATCATACTTTCCGGCTGTAAGAATCGCCATGAAGAAAACAACCGACGAACTAGATAGACTCATGGCAGAGGCTACTCAAGCTAACGATCATGTAGCTTTAAAAGCCTACCAGAAATCTTTTTCTTTAATTAGAGAGGGATTAGAACGAGTAGAGAACCAAGGAGAATCTAAGTTCCACGTACAGGTAGACGAAGCTTTGCAAATAGTACTTAAACAAGCAACATATATAAACTTCCAAGCTAACCGACTAAAGAGAATGTGCACGGAAGGTTATGATAAAGCTTGTACACAACTAAGCACTGATATAATAAGTCTACTTAAAGAGCAAGGCGTTTCTAAACAAACATTACATGATAATACAGTTGACATATATGAAGCAGCTTGTTATCATGTCATAGATAAATTTCAGGAAAAGGGAATAAACCTATGGGATTAGCAAAAGACTTTATAACAATAGATGAGTTACTAGTAGACAGTCCTCCACATTACAAGCAAGGTGACGTTGAATGCATTGAGGCAATTAAGTCTGCCACAGGAGCAGAGTATCAAGGATACCTACAAGGTAACATCATGAAATACATATGGCGTTACAGAGCTAAAGGCCAATCAATACGTGACTTAAAGAAAGCTCAGTGGTATCTTAAAGAACTTATTATAGACGAGCAGAAACGTTTAGCGTTCGAAGAAGAAACACCATGATATACGTAACCGTAATTATATGTCAATTAACTACATCAAGTCCTGACTGTTTACTATTGTCAGATAGTAGAGGACCATATAAAGCTATTGATCACTGTATATCTAGAATATATGAGATAAGAAGAGACGCGTTAAGAGTATTACCTAAGTATAAGTTAGTAGAATCTAAATGTAGACCAGAAAAAGGAGAACAGTATGGAACTAAAAGATTCCCAAACTCAACAAGCTCCGTATAAAGCTATGACATACCCAGTAGACGAGTGGGGTAGACTAGGCGGAATGTTTAGTTTAGTTGATGTACCAGTAGCAAAGTTTGTACGATATCAAGACTTAAGTGAAGAAGACCAAAAGAAAGTGGAGAGAATGAATGCCTAGAAATCTTACAAAATCCTATAAGAAAGAATGCTTTAAATTTCTTGACGAACTCCGAGCTAGTGGCGAATGTAATATGTTCGGAGCATGTAGTTATCTAGTAGATGATTTTAACTTAGAAAAGAAAGACGCTGTTAACTGTCTACAAGAGTGGATGAATAACAAGCGTGAAGAACAATTAGACGAAAACTTTGAATTAGCTAATTAGGAGAATAGCATGAAGAAATCAGATACAGCATTAGCAAGATGGACTAAAGAGAGATCACCTTTCAGCGGTTATAAGTTTACTGTGACTAACAGAGAAGACCCAGCTTTATTAAGATTAAGAGAAGTTGTTAAGAAATCTAATAAAGAACATTCATGGGGTAATAAATTAAGAGTCAGCCTCATGGGCAGCTC